GGTATTGGCAAAGGTAACTTTGGAATTATCTTTGCCAGACCAGAGACAGGGAAGACAGCTTTCTGGGTTTCATTAGTAGCAAATGAGAATGGATTTGCCCATCAAGACATAAAAGTACATGCATTTGTTAATGAAGAGCCTGCAATTCGTACACAAATGAGACTAATTACTGCCTGCTGTGGTATGTCTAGAGAAGAGATAGCTACAGATGTAGAGTTAGCTAAAGAAAAATGGTCTCAAATCAGCCCTAATATTAAGCTGTATGATACTGTTGATTGGGATATGTCAGACTATGATTCCCACTGCGAACAATATAATCCAGACTTACTAATCATAGACCAGTTAGATAAAGTAAATGTTGGCGGTGCATACAATAGACAAGATGAAAAATTAAGAGAGATTTATAAACAAGCAAGGGAGCTTTGTAAGAGAAGAGATTGTTGTGTGATAGGTGTATCACAAGCAAGTGCAGATGCACATGATAGAGAAAGGATAGGGTTTGATATGATGGAAAACTCAAAGACAGGAAAAGCTGCAGAGGCAGATTTAATTATAGGTATTGGAAAGAAAGATGATTTAGAACAAACATCTATTGAGAGACATTTATCTATTAGTAAAAATAAAATGTCTGGTTGGCATGGTGTAGTAACTACACAACTACAGGCAGAACTATCAAGGTTTGTAGACTGATGAGAATATTATTATTAATATTAATTGTTTCTTTTTGTAATGCTTGTGCATTTATTGTTGCAAAAGAGACAGCTAAAGTTGTGGACATAATAACAGAGGATAGCCCTAACCCAGAAAAGAAAAAGAAAATATTAGAAAACAAAAAGAAGAAACAAAATAAAGCTAAAGAGTTTTATTGTAGTAAAGTAAAAGATGAGGAGAAGTGTGGATGATTACAACAGTAGATATAGAAACAACATACGACAGTAATTTTAATCCATCTCCATTTATTGCCACAAATAAAATAGTCTCAGTGGGAATAAACAAAGAATATTATTTTTTTAATCATAATGAATTTACTGGTGATGCATCTAAAAGTTTTCATGCGGTACAAGATATACTAAATCAAACTACACTATTAATTGGCCACAATATTAAATTTGATTTGATGTGGATGCTAGAGGCAGGATTTAAATATGCAGGTGCAGTTTACGATACAATGATAACTGAATATGTTTTGCTTCGAGGTACAAAACAATCTTTAAAATTATCAGAGTGTTGTAAAAGAAGAAAGTTAGGAACTAAACTTGTAAACAAAGTAGACCAATACATTAGTGATGGTAAAACATTTGGCGAGATACCAATAGATATTTTAGAAGAGTATGGAAGAAAAGATGTAGACATAACAAAAGAACTTTATGATTCACAGCAATATAATTTAAGAGAGGCAACACACTTACAACAAACAGTAAATCTAATGAATGAATTTTTATTAGTTCTCATTGAGATGGAAAGAAATGGTGTATTTATAGAAACAAATTTATTAGATGAAGTAGAAAAAGAATTTACAAAAGAATACCACCAGGTGCACAATAAAATTAAAACTATAATTCAAAGAGTTATGGGAGACACACCAATTAATTTATCAAGCCCAGAACAATTATCATGGATGGTATACAGCAAGAAAGTTGTTGATAAAAAGGTATGGTCAGAAACATTTAACATAGGAATAGATAAGGCATCTGGTAGACAAAAGAGAAGAAAAAGATATTCACAAAATGAGTTCGAAGGTATTTTACATAAATGGACAGAGCCTATTTATAAAACTTCTGCATTACAATGTGAAGTATGCCATGGTGTAGGTTATGTACAGAAGTTTAAAGTTAATGGAGAACCCTACAAAAACAAATCTAAATGTTCTCCATGTAACGGAGAAGGTGTAAAGTATATTCAAAAAGAACAAATAGCAGGATTTCAAATACCGACTAAATATGCAAACGATGTATCAGAGGGGGGATTTAAAACAGATAAAGATACACTAAAGAGAATAGCATCGTATAATTCTGGATTGATAAGAGAGTTTGTAGAATTAGTAACAAGACACAATGCACTAGAAGTTTGGCTTAGTACATTTGTAAAAGGTATTAAAGATGCATTGATTGGCAACTATTTACATCCTGCTTTTATGCAATGCATCACAGCTACAGGAAGATTATCTAGTAGAAATCCTAACTTCCAAAACCAACCAAGAGCAAAAACATTTCCTATTAGAAAAGTCATTCGTTCTAGATTTGATGGGGGTAAAATTATGGAGATAGATTATTCACAATTAGAATTTAGGGCCGCAGTATTTTTAGCACAAGACAAACAAGGCATAGAAGATATTGTAAATGGTGTGGATGTGCACCAGTATACTGCAGACATAATTAGATGTTCAAGACAAGATGCAAAGCCACATACATTTAAACCTTTGTATGGCGGTAAGTCTGGTACAGAAGATGAGAGAAGATATTACAAAGCATTTTTAGATAAGTATAAAGATATATCAAAGTGGCATACTGAATTAGAAAACAAAGCTATCAAAACTAAAATGGTTACTCTTCCCACTGGGAGACAATATTGTTTTCCATATATAAGAAGAATGTCCTGGGGTTCATCAAACTACCCCACACAAGTAAAGAATTATCCAGTGCAAGGATTTGCAACAGCAGACATTGTACCCCTTGCGTGTATTAATATACACAAACTGATGAAAGAACATGGGTGTAAAAGCCTATTAATAAACACTGTTCACGACTCCATAGTAGTCGATGTGTATCCGACTGAAGTAGAAGTTCTAAGTAAAATACTAAAAAAAGGTTGTCTCGATGTGATAGATGAGTTAAAGTCAAGATACGATATTGATTTTAATGTACCTTTAGACATTGAGATTAAAATGGGATGTGATTGGTTAAATCTAGAAGATATAACTAATTAGTAATTTTATACCCAGGAGGTATTTTATGAATGAATTAGCAAACATAGACAACATGTCTAATGCTGATATTATGGATGCCATTGGTCAATCCAAAGGCACCAACCTACCTATCTTACCAAAGCTGATAATTAATAGAGATGCTACGGATGAAGAAGGTAATCAACTCCCAGTGGGAGTATTTAAAACTTATGACACTGTAAGTGAACAAGATGTGTTTGGTAAACCTGTAAAGATTAGGCCATTCATTAATAACTTTCAGTGGATGAAGTATGATGAAAGTAAGCAGGAATACTCTAATAGAACTGTTATCTTTCCTACATTGGATAGCCCACAAGAAGATATTCTTGGCACCGAAAAGTGTGGAAGAGTACCTAGAAAAGAGTGGGATAATCTCACACCAGACAAGTTAGTAGAGCAAAAGAAGATTAGATGTTATCGTTTAGTCTATGGTCTACTCACTATGGATGGCAAGACTGCAGGGAAAGAATCTGTTAAGTTAGAAAACTACCCTGTTCTTTACAGAGTATCTGGCTCTAACTTTAACCCAATAGGCACAGCTATTGAAAGTTTAGGTAGAAGAAATAAAATTATGTTTAGGCATAACATTATTTTAGAAACTGACAGAAGAAAGACAGGCTCTAATGTTTATTATGTGGCTAAAACAAAGATAGATGACAAACAAATAGACTTCTCTGATAAAGACAGAGAGACCATGGATGTCTTCAAAGCAATAATTGAAAAAGAAAATGCTTCTGTCTTGGAACTACATAATGCTGTTATTAAAGCTAAAACTAGTCCACAAGACATACAAGATGCTAAAGTTATAGACGAATTAGTATCTGCATAATGTCTAATGTAGTAGAACAACTACAAAACTTTTTGGCACAGGCTTGTAAAGGGCCTGTGTCAATGTCTGATGATGTGATTGAAGAGTTTGGCGAACTATGTAAATCAGCCCTAAAAAAACAATTTACAGAAGAAAGAGAGAAAAAATTTAGAATAAGAATGTCTAATGCGGGCAGGCCTATCTGCCAATTACAGATGGAAAAGTTACATCAAGACTCTGATTTTGAAGAGATGTCTTACAACTCTAAACTTAGAAATATGTTTGGAGATATTATAGAGATTATAGTTTACGCTATGATGAAATCTTGTAATGTAAATATAGAAAGCTATCAAAAGAAAGTAAAATATAAAATACATGATTCTTTAGAAATGTCTGGTAGTACAGATGTAGAGATAGATGGTAAAGTATATGACATAAAATCTGCTAGTCCATTTTCATATGATAAAAAGTTTGGAAAGGATGGCGGTGGCTTTGAAAAGGTAGCTGATGAGGATGTGTTTGGATATTTATCACAGGGTTATTTATATGCAGAGTCTTTAGATAAACCTTTTGGTGGGTGGATTGTTATTAATAAATCTACAGGAGAGATACAACTTACTGCCCCTCCCAGTGATGATACTAAATATAAAGATAAGGCTTTACAAATAGCTAGAGATAATGCTAGTCATCTTATAGATGGCAAACCATTTAAAAGATGTTTTGAAGATGAAGAAGAAACATTTAGACAAATTAAAACTGGCAATAGAAAACTAGGATTAGTGTGTTCATTTTGCAATTTTAAAAAACCTTGTTGGGGTAAAGACTTAAAATTTTTACCACAGCAACAGTCAAAAGCTCGTAATCCAAAATGGGTTTGGTATACGAAAATAAGACAACCTAAAGAGGATAACAATGTCGAAGGGTAACGGAAAAGATAAGTTTGATTTTTCCAAGGGAATAACAATAGTTATATCCCCACATTCAAACAGCTCATTTGCTTGTGGTATAGATAAATCTTATGAAGACAACACTGCAGAGAGACATGCAGTAAAAACAATAGCAATGGGTCTTTGTGACCTGGCACTAAATCATGCTGACATGGTATACGAAGTAGGATTAAAAGTTAGAGCAATGCAAGATGCTCAAATGTATGATGTTGACATATCAGATTTAGAACAAGAAAATGTAGAAAGCCTGGAAGAATGGATAAAAAAATTAAGAAAACCAACGCTAAACTAAACTGCGATAATAAGTTTGACCTTGATTTAAAGTATGGACAGATGCGTGAAAAACAAGTTCACAATATGTTTTACAATAAAAAAATTGAGGTTAAGACTGAAAGAGATTGGTGGGCCAAAACAGGAAACATAGCTATAGAAGTTGAATGTAATGGCAAACCCAGTGGGATTAGTGTAACTAAATGTGATTACTGGATACATGTTTTAGCCATAGGTAAAAAAGATTATTGTAAATTAGTTTTTCCTATTGACAGAATTAAAAAATTGACTAAAAAATATAAGGATAAATCAAGAATGTTAGGAGATAGAAAAGCATCTAAGTGCATCCTAATACCTCTCAAAGAATTATTTAATAAGGAGAATATCGCTTAATGAAAAGTTTAGATATATTAAAACAAGCATCAAGTTATGTGGGAGACAGTAGACAAAAAGAGTATGGTAATAAATTAAAGAACCATGACAACATCGCAAAGCTCTGGTCTGCCTACAAAGATATAGAGTTTACAGCTAGAGATGTAGCTGTAATGATGGCACTACTAAAGATTGCTAGGACAAAGCAAGGTAAAGTATCAGAAGATACCTTTATAGATGGTGCCGCATACATGGCAATAGCAGGAGATATACACGATGAACTTCATAATAAGTAGAGAACAAGTTGAAAAACTTGTAAGTTATCTATTCACCAGACCCTATAAGGAGGTGTATGGTTTAATAGAAATGTTATCTAAAAATTTAAAGACACTGGATGATAAGATTAATCCAGACTTTGTAGAAAAAGATGGAAACAAAAAAAAATAGTTCCACTTTAGTCAACCTCGAAGTGAAGCTGAATAAAGATGGAACTATAAGTTTTGATTATGATTTTGTTGACCCAGATACTTTTGTGTCTGAGGTTAACAGAGTCAATCCCGATTATCCTCACACCCACACAATAGCGGCTATGATTAGAAATACTGTTAACGAATTAGAATATGTTGGTAGTGAGATGCAAAAATTATTGAGAGCTGTTTAAATATTTCATAGCTGTATCGTAGTAGGTATAGTTCTTATCTTTCATCCTATCCATCGCCATATCATAAGCACTGTTAAATACTTTGTCTCGCTCTGCCTTTGGTATATCGTCTTTAAACCTTCCCATTTCAGATAACAACATATAGTCAAACCATTTCATTGCCTCTTCCTTATTAAATAAATTAAATTTAGTATTTAAATTTATTCCTAAGCCTTTTCCTACGTTAACATAATTGGTTGCATTTTCCATGTATCCAGAATCTATTAATTTTTTTAATGTCATTTCTGGGCTACCTGTTTTAAGAGCTTTAGTCATTACATCTACCATTGCCGCTCTAACACCAAACTCTGGTGTATTGAATACTTCCATTACACTGTGAGTCTCTTTTTTAAAATTAGGTAATACTTTTTTATCTTCTTTTACCTCAGACAAACCATCCCAAGGTATACCTAATTGATGTATAGAAAGCCAGTTGTTTGTTCTATATCCCAGTGGGAGTTGGTATCCCATCTCTTGGCCCACCTTACCTTTTGCATATAAATTAGAATAGGTAGCATCTTTTAAAATATTTATTGTTGCCTCTGATTGATACCAGTTATCATCTACAGTTTGTGTGTCTTTTGGGGTAACTTTTGGAGACACCATCATTTTTGTATCATCCTCTACAGGTTTGGCAGGAGTAACTTTTAACTCTGGTACCTGTATAGTTTCAAGAGGAGGTTCTTCCTCTACTTTTGGTTTAAAAAAATTTTTAACTCTATCAAAAAAACTTTCATCATCTTGATTGCCAGTTCTTTTAGATAGGAAATAGGCTTGGGCCTCTGCTTCTGCATCCTCAAACCCTTCTCCCAACACTACAGTTTCCCCTAGTATTTCCTTAGTTTGTTTACTTAACGCATCACTTGTTTCTGTCATAAATAATAATACAATTAAACTATTTTTTAACCAAACTACCACCGAAATATAATCCTATGATAGCTGACATTAGATGTGTATCTAGTGGCGTGATAACTACACCAAAAAATTCTTTGTCTAATACTATTTCTTTTTGTTCTATTAAGAATAGAAACCCTCTAGTAAATTCTGTCCAAGTTAAATATACACTTGTATCAAAAAATACTGGCACTAGTTTTGGCCAACCAATAATAAAGAATACAGCAGTCAATGCAATAATTCTTCTTGTCCATTGAAAGCCTTTGTT